TTGATATTGATTCAATGTGGTAAGTTTCTGATATTCTTCAAATTCTTTTGGGAAAGTCATTGCACGAATCCAATCGTGTATCTCTAACCAACTACTCAGTTCTTCATCGATTATAAAAGTAATGTTTAACAAATCATAAATTGCCTTCTCACCAGGTGCATAAACATCAACAAATGGATTTGCTATTGGAACTTCAGAAGTAGAAATGCCAGGAATACTAATTGCTTGGCAAAAGAATTGAACATTAGGAATCCGTGAAAAGTTTAAAGTAAACTTATTCGGTTGTAATGGATTCGGATTTGTAGGGTTTCTAGTGAGTGCTGTCATATGTGTATTTATAAGATAAAAAAAGAGACCTCTTTGTGGGAGGTCTCTTTAAAGTGTCACTCTTAATGGTGACTTTTAGATTACATTAAGTTTGCAATCTTAAATGCACGGTAGTAGTTGTTGCTGTTTACATTGATTGTACCAGCGCCAACAGTTGTACCTTCTGCGAATGGATTTGCAACTAAGCCGTAGCGAGTTTTGAAACCAATCTTAGGTTGGAAAGTACCTGTATCAACTGCACGAACCATTTGCAACGGAACATATGGGCAATAGAACAGACCGGCGTCATAAGCGTTTGAACCCTTATAACCGATTACTGCAAATTCAGATGTTGATGATGTTGGGAAATATGGGTCAATATAAACCTTGATACGACCAAACAATGTACCAGCAAATGTGTTACCAGTATCGTCAACTGTTAAGTTAACATTAGCTTGTAGTGCAGAGTTGTAATCTAAGATGCCTGCCATTGCAAGAGCAGAAGCAACATCAGAAGAACAAATCATCACATTACCTTTACCACGGCGAGTTGTCTTGGCAATAGTATTAGCTTCACGCTCAATTTGGAATGCCAAACCTTTAACTTTTTCAACCATCCAACGACCATTAGAGTCTGTGTCTAAGTCGAAAGTACCAGTTGTAGTTGTACCAACTTGTGCGCCAACTTTTGCAGTTGCGTAGATAGTGCGGATAACTTCACGGTTAATTTCTGCAAGAATTTCAGATGACAAGATGTTTGCCAATTCTGTTTCAGCGTCAAGACCATGAACTGCTTTCAAGTCTTGTGCAAGTTCCATTGAGTATTCTGCTTTCAATGCACGGGTACGAGCAGTGACAGTAACTTTCTCAATTGAGAATGCCATTTCTTGGAATGTGTTAGAACCATCACCTAATGCTTCGCCACGACCTGTTGTCATTGTACCTGGCAAGTTAGAGAATACTGTGTTTGCAAATACATTACCAGAAGTAGATGTATTAGATTGCAATGACAATGCAGCTTGAGTAGCAGCACCAGAGAAGCCAGAGTTTGCTTCGTCATAGAAAGCTTCTGTACCGCTTTGTGTTGCATAGCGTGAACGCATTGCAAAAATCAAACCTGTTGGACCTGTCATTGGTTGCACACCGCAAATATCATAAGCGATGAGGTTAGGTAATGAACGGCGAACTAAGCTGATTAAGATTGGGTCGAAACCGGCAACTGGTGAAGATGCAGAACCACCAAAACCGCCTGATGCAACTGTGTTGACCATTGAGTTTGTTGGACCTGTTTCATTCAAGATTGCGCCAGCTTTAACCATTTCTTGAGCTTGGTTCTCAAGAATAACGGCAGTAACGGCTTTGCGATACTTATCGTTGATAGATGGCAAATCTGGGTGATCCAGAACGCCTTCCCATTTTTTTTGTAGTGATTCGGACAAATACATTTAATTATCTCCTAATATTTTTAGAGTTTTGTTTTAGAAATTGCTTGTGATACTGCGGCAACAAATGGGTCAGTAATGACTTTTTGTTCTGCTGTATCTTCTACCTGTTCGTGCAAGTCATTTGCATCTGCTTTTTTAATACCAGATGGAAAGTAGTTCTCACGGATTGTCTCAACCTTATTTTTGTATTCGTCCTCTGTGGAGAATTCAACGCTCTCTGCGAGTGTCTTAATTTTTTCGGTTTGAGTTGTTGTGAGACCTTCACAAACTTCACGGGTAATTTCATTCTTGCGTGATTCAACTAATGCTTTTGCGTAACCAATACCACGCTCCATTTCTTCGTTGAGTTTGCTTTCAAGTTCTTCAACTTTACCTGCAAGTTCGTCAACCAAGTCAACTTTTTCAGTTGGAACATCGATGTAGTGTTCTGCAAAAAGATTGCGTAGACCAGCAATGAATTCTTCTGTGAGTTCGGCACGGAGACCAGACTCAATTGCAATTTGATTTTCTTCGATCCATTGTTCAACAACATAGTTGAGGTAATCATCAACTTTAGTTGTCAAGTCGCTCTTGATTTCTGCAACCGCTTCTTCAAGCATACCTGCATACTTAGATTCAACTTCTTCTTCAATTTGTGTTACTCGGTCTAATACACGAGCTTCAAAAATTGTTGCAGCTTTGGATTTGAATTCTTCTGAGATGGTAGAATCGTCAGAGAATAGTGAATCTATATCCTCTTTCATTTTTTCTTTCATCTTCATTTTTTTCATCATTGCTTTATCTTCGGCTTCATCACCGTGCATTTCAGCAATAACTTCATCTTCATCTTCTTTTTTTTCTTGGTTCATCTTTGCAGTTACATTTGCAGATAAAGCCGCAGAAGGCTTAGTTGTTGGGGCAGTTGCAGACTTAGCGGCTTTAGTAGTGTCGATTTTTTCAGAATCGTCATCTGGTTTACCGTTAGTTGGTGTTGGACCACCAAGGTCTACTACATCAGCACCGGGCATTTTTTCAATTGGCATAGACGGAGCACTTTTCTTGCTACCTGCAAGAATTTCTGCTGCGGCTTCCATGAGTTTATTTGTTGCCATTAGGAATCTCCTTATGATTTCTTATTTATAAAATTAAAGTTTTCGTAGGTAGTTTTCAAATATTTGAAGAGCGGTTTGTTCTATTTGTGACTTAGAAGCTCTCTTTATTTGTCTTTTTGCGTTATCGAAATCTACTTCTACGAAGCGTCCTTCGACAAACATCCACTCTTTGTTTTCCATAATACCATTAACAAAGGCACCTGGAGCAGAGGGGTCTGCTACAATGTCTGCTGCGGTAGCAAGGCGTAAATCGTCCTGTACCAAGTTATATCCTTCTTTAGTCTGAACTAAAGAACCCATTGCACGGGATGAAACGCCAACCTGAATGTCGTTGTCAATAAAGTTTTTGACAATCTGGCCATATGGTGTTTCTAAAATCAATGCTTTACCATAAAATGAATTTCCATCTTCTTTCAAAGACACAATTTTATGAGACACTCTTTCTAAATTTAAAGATGGTGTATCAGGATGACCTAGTTCACCCAAAGCACGATTTGTTTTGATAAATTCTTCTGTGTATCTTTCCACTTCACGGCGAAGTGTATCCATTTTATACATGCGGTTATTTTTATTAACCTGTTCACCTACAAGAAAAGTACCTTCAATAAAAAGTTTTCTCTTGCCGTTTTCTGATGCTTCGGAAAGATACTTAACACTTTCAATTGTTTCTGTTATAAGTTTCATATTACATTCCTGTTAATGCGGTAGTATAAGAAGCAGTTTTACTCACCTCTATAATTGCAGTACCACCGGTTGCAATTGTAATAACAATTGTACCTGTATTAGTATTAGCGAGGGTGTGACCAAGTTCTGGTAATACCATGTCACCTTGTCCATGCAATTGCAACACAGGAATAGAATTACGAGCAATCGTAATTGCACCGTTAGTAGACCACAGCACTCGTTTGATAGAAGCGTTTGACACAATTTCGTTTGCATCAATTGATAAGTTAGCAATGTTAACGGTAACTGTACCCGTATCGACCACACGAATGATTGATGAGCCTCTAGTTGTATTGGTAATTTCGTAAGCCATTTTTTATCTTAGTCCCATTGATGCTCTTCTACGCATACTCATTTTTCTTTTTAGAAGGCTGCGGCGTAGTTTCGCTCTTCTAGTTGTTTTCCATGAACGCTTTAATAAGCGTGCTTTCCTCAATCTTACCGTTGCGGGAATTCTTTTGACAGTATTTCCCGAAAGTCTATAACCTTTGATACCAGACCGTCTGATGTTCTTTTGCACCACAATACGGCCTTTGGCATTTCGTCTAATTCTTCGGCGAACTTTAGTAATTCGACCCATTTTAACAAGGTTCGTGTTTCTCGCCTCATCTATTTCAACTTCTTCATAACTATCTGATGCAACATATCTTTTTGCCTCTTCTAAACGAGCAGCAGTTATCGCACCAAGATGAGCAACAAGTTTTTCTTTTGCTTCATCTAATCTATTTTGAAATAACAAATCTACAAAGTTCATTTTGCTTTACTAAATGCAAATGCGGCCACTTTTTCAAAATGTGCCGGACTTTTATGAACCATATCCGACAACTTTTTTTTATTATCATCGTTCACTGCTTTGTGAACTTGTGTAATAGCAGAAGCAGTATAATGGTCAACTTTTCTTGATTGACCATTTGCAAACTTAACTGATTGTGCTTGTTTACCTGCAACAATTTTATGTAAACTATCCATTACCGATTCTTGAACTTCAACTGATTCACCTTGAATAGGCGTTTCAACTTTCATTCCGTAAGGTATTGTAAAGAACTTACTTAATCTATCGTTATAGTATAAAGCAACTTTCGTTTTATTAGGATACATACGAACTGCTTTACGCTTCAATACTAGAACATAAGGAGGATCATCTGGAATATCCATTGTCGCTTCTTCTAATTCAATAGTATTTAACTCATTTGGTTCCACTTCATTTGTTTCTACATCTTCTCTAACGGCTCTTTTTGCCTGTGAAAAAATTTGTTTGTTATTAGAAATTAAATCTACCATTTTGTTGAACATGTTTTGGAGAATCATTCTGTCTGCATTATTAAAGACAGGTTTTTCTTCTTGCATTTTGTCCAAAATTTTGTGAATTCTTTGAATCTGTGCTTTATTGGCAAGACCTGCTCGAACCAACATGTCAAACTTTGAATAGTCTGACTTTTCTTCTTCAACAAGAGTTTTAAAATCTTGTAACGATTTCATTATGCCTCGGCATCTTGCACTTCTACTGATTCTTCTTTACCAGTAAATAGTGATTGTGCTAATTCTGTTTTGCGGGCATCAAGAGATTCAAATGCACGAGCTGAAAGCAAGTCATTTAAAACATCTTTGGCTTCAACAGCATTACCTGTTGCCACACTATCAATAAATTTTGATACATCCATGTTATTTTCTCCTTAACGCCTATTTAGTATAGTTGAATACTTTTCTACATCTGCATCTAACATTGGTGTTAGTGATTCGGATGCGCCTTGTTCAACTGTATTATCTTCTGGTGGGTATTGTTCTGCTGTCACTTGAGGTTCACCACCTGTTGGGTTGACTGGTTGACCAATACCCTGTTCTTCTTCTTCGTCTATCTCTTTTTGCATCTGTTCGATTTCTTCATCATTCATTTGCAAAATTTTCTTCTTAACCCATTGAGCAGAATAATATCTACCCAAATATGGGTCAACAGTTTGGAGAACACTAAGTCTTTCACGGAGAATTTCTGCATCACGCATCTCTGTGAAATTGTTATCTTTCTTATAGTCGTAATAAACATCTTCTTTGAACTGGTCCCATTCTTCTCTGGAACAAATACCTTTTAATGACAATTGAATTGCAAGTGCATTATCAAAGATTTGCGAAAACTTATTACGGAGACGAATGATAAATTTTGTAAATTTAACTTCGTCACGGGTAACTTCTGAAACACGACCAAGACCAATCATACCGCCTTGTTGTGGTTCTAAACGAGAAATTGGTACATTTAAAGACTGCATCAATTTCTGTCTGAAATACTTAACATCTTCTAACTCGCCAAGGTTTTGACCGGCAGGTAATGTAGTAATCTCAGTACCTTTACCACCTTCACGGCGAGGTAACCAAAAATCTTCAAGCATAGACATGTGTTTACGGTCATCACGGAGTTCACCAGTTGATGCATCGTAAACCATTTTGTTTTTATACTTAATCATAATGTCACGCAGATATTGTTCTGCCTTACCTTTAGGTAAGTTACCAACATCGATGTAGAAAATACGGCGTTCTGGTGCTCTTGATATGCGATAGATAACAACCGCATCCTCAATCATACGCAACTGATTAAGTGGTTTAATTGCTTTATGTAAATATGAAATGACGAATGTATTTTTAGCATCCATCAAACCAGAGTTCACATTAATAACGGAAGTAGGTGCAATTCTTAAACCAGAATTGACTTGTGCAGTATAAGTTTGAGTTGTTGTACCTTTATCTTGGTAAACATAATACTCTGCAATAGACTGAATGATATTAGCACCAGTCTTTGGATCTCGACCTTTTAAAATCTCACGCACTTTACGAATCTTGCGTGGGTCGATATATCGTAGTTCTTGGATACCTTCTTTAGGTTTTTTCTCATCAACTACGACATGGTAATAAATTCTGCCGTCAATGTACCATCTTTTAAATAGGTCATCGGCAAGATTGTTAAAATTCAACATCTTTAAAATGTTGTTGAATTCTTCTACAATTTTCTTCTTAACTGCATCAGGTTGTTTTAGATTATCTAATACGATATCTACTGTGCGACCTGTTACATCATGTGTGATTGCTTCGTTAACAATATCATCAATTGCCATTTCCAATTCGGAATGGTTAGCCATTTCACGGTAACGAGTAATCAGTTCTAGTTCATTACGAACAGAACCTTCTAAATCTACATATGTGCCGTAGTGAGCATTTTGCGTGATGGTAACTGCACCATCATCATTTGCTTCTGTTGGGAGTGCAAAAGATGGTTGTTCAGGTTTTTGTTCCTGAACAATATCTTTTGAACCTAAGGTAAAACCAAAGAGTTTAATAGCCATTAAAAATCATCCTAAAAAAGTGAGAAAGGCCGAAGCCTTTCTCTTTACACAACACCGTCTGCAATAGATTCCCACCATTGATAGGTGAGAGTTACAGAAAACTCCTCAATAGTATCGTTTGAACCCCAATCAACATCGATTGGAGTAATATCAGTAGGGAATAAACCAACAAACTTATATTTTTTAAGTGTGTTACCTGTTTTACCGAACTGTGTTACATCTCCATCAACTGTGTAACCTAAAGGTGCAAGTGCGATTGGATTACGGATATTAAGATTGTGAGAATTAATTCCGTTCATCCATCTTTCAAAAGCATTGCGAACTGAAAAATCTTCGTCATTAATAACGGTGATTGTCCAATCAGCAAATGTTCTGTTACCTGCAAACTTGAGTTCACGCCCAAAGTATTGAACAGGTACTACACCAATTGTTGCACCTGGTAATTGAGCGGTTTTACACATGAATGTGAGTTTTGACTGTGCATTTCCTGGCGCAGAGAACGCAGGAAATGGCATAGAAACTTCAAACAGATTAGGACGGGCACCGTCCCCTGTCATTTGACTTCTAAATTCGTTTACATTAAATGCCATTTGTTTTCTCCTGTTTCTCTATTTATTAGAACTTTCCAACGACTTCATCGAATGATACGCCTGTGCGTACCGCAACGAAGTTAAGTTGGATAAAGTTGATTGAGCGTGCAGGCTTAATGTAGATATCACCAACAAATTCATTGCGGTCAATAACTTCACCAGTATTATTGGATTGGTCACAGACAACACGGAAGTCGGTAATACCACGGCGACCTTGAACATCACGCAAGAATGGTTCCACTAAAGAAACAAACTGCGCTCTTGTAAATTGGTCGTTAAATTCAAACAATGAAGTGCGAGCAGCACGAGCGATTGCTTTCTCTAAAACAATAAACAGACGGCGAACATTGATACGGTCAAATGCACTTGGTTTTGCCAACAATGTTTTATCACCGAATAGAACTGTACCTTCGCCTTGGAACGAAATTACAGGGTTAATACCTTTTTGATACAAATCGTCACGCTCTGTTTTAGTTGGATTGTATGCCAACTTAATAACATTTTTAATGATGCCACGATTCAATCCACCTGGTGAATACCATGGGTCTCTTTCTTGGTCAGTTCTAGCGCATAGACCTGCAATATCACCATTCAATGGAATCCAACGATATACATCATTGTATTTGTCGTATTGATATTTCCAGTTATTGTCCATTACCAAATATGAACTTGATGTTAGACCGTTACGATAAGCAATTGCATTTGTAGTTTCACTACCTGATGCATCTACCACATTAGATTTAGGTGGAGATAAGAACACCACAACATCTTTGCGTGTTTCTGCCATTGATGTTAAGTTACTTACAACTGCTGTGTCGGCAGGACCGGCAACAACTAGTGAGATATCTACTGATTCAGAGTTATCAAAGAAGTCATATGCAGTTGCTACATTGGCACTAGAAATTGTACCATCAACACCACCAGATAACTCAACAGTAGCATTGGATGCTAAACTTGCAAATGTAGTATTTGCAGCGGCACTACCCCAGTTAGTACCTAATGCAGGGTGTGACAACCAGTGAATATACTTAGAACGATTTTTAATTACATTCTTATAGTAGTTTGTATTACCTAAATCGTCTTTTGCGTCTAATGCTTTTGATGCAAATGCAAATTTTTCTAAGACAGTACCTTTAATACCGCTAAATCTACCATCTTCGTCAACAACTAAAATGTGAACTTCATCATTGGCGCCTGCTTGAGAAGAAACATATGTAGAAGTGCTTGGCGCAGATTGAAACTGTGATTGTGCATTAACAGTAGAGCCGTTGGTTAATGTAATTGTCCAACCTGAGTAAGTATTAGCATCGCACATAGTTACTTTAAGTGAGTTACCTAAAGTACCTGGATAACGAGCGGCAAAAAGACCATAAGTGTTTGCGCCGCCAGAGTAGGAAGATTCCCAAGATGCATCGTTTTTAATCAAAACGGCTGCAGCGGAATTACCGGTTGCGTTTCTTGTTGTTGCAATATTAACTGCACGAACAACTTTTAGATTGTTAGAGTATGCTAAGAAGTTTGCGGCTGAGAACCAGTATTCATAATTATTTGTATCGGGTTTACCAAATCTGTCAACAAGGCGAACCTCGTCTGAGATAGTAATGATTTCACCTGCTGGACCCCAAGCGAACGGCCCCGCAAATGCGCCAATTGAAGTGGCGACTGAAGGAACTATTGTAGTCAGGTCGATTTCTGATACATTTATTCCGGGTGAGAGCTGAAATGCCATGGATTTCTCCTTTTGTTTATAGGATCGAATTCTTTATTTTGTATTTAGTTTTTTATAAGCTTGAGGTTAGATAACCTCTTTCCGTCCAAACATCACCATTATCTACAATAACTTCTTCTCGGCGACCATCGTCAATAATACCTACTGGTACTAAATCTTCATCTCCAAGCATGTCTTGTTCTTCTAAAAGAACCTTACGGATATCTATGTTTGTTGAATCTTTGAAGTATGACTGAGCAGTTAACCATGAAAAAAGAACCAATCCCATCACTAAGTCATCATTATTTCCTTCTTCTGCCTGATAAGAATCTCTTACCCTAACAAAAGTATTCATTTCGGCAATAGTATCAAAGTCATTAACAATTAACTTGTCACTCTCAATAAGAGTTTTCAAGTTAGCGCAACCAATTTTCTTAACTGATTTTGTTGTTTTGACACCGAAACTTGTAGACCTTTTGAATCCTGATGATATCGATTGTCCTTTTATATGGTGGTGTTCCAACTTATAAATGTTCTCATATTCTAAATCATAGTGTAAAATGTCAACTACTTGTTGACCAATGTTGTTTGTCTCAATTAAGACAAAAGCTTCATTGTATTTCTTTGCCAACGAGTAAATGATGGTTGGGAAAAACAATAAAGGTAACTTGTTGTTTCTATATTTAGCGACTTGTTTATATGGTACTTCCGAAACATCAACAACATTAATTGTTGAATGGTCTTGGCCAACACCTTCTGCACAATCTACTGTGCAAATATACAGGCGACCTGGTATTGGTTTTTGATATATTGCTAAACCTTCTTCCGATTCAATTGGGTCATAAAATGCCAATGACCTCAATTTTGAACCTGAGATAAGTGTGGCGGATGAACCAATAAACTCGGTCTCAAACTCTTGCCTAAACTGCTCTTCGGATGTATTCCGAATCGTTTCATTTCGCCATGCTTGGTCTCTACCTGGTACTTGTGACCAATGAACCTCTAAAGGTTTGTAAGTAGAACGACCTTCTGTTGCATCGACCCACATCTTGTAGAAGTGGTTTAGACCAAACGGAGTCGATACGATAATAACTTTTGTAGTCTTACCAGATGATATAACTGGATAAGTGGAGGTGAAGAAATCATCTGCCATGTTCTTAGGAACGAAAGCAAATTCATCTAAGAAAATTAAGTTGTAAGAACCACCACGAACACCTGCAGCTGATGTTGCATATGCCGCAATTTTCGATTTATTCTCTAACTCAATATTACCTTTATTCCAAGTAATAATGCCTTGTTGTAACCATAGTGGCAAATATTCATAGGCATATTGAATTCTACTTAAAATGTCTCGAGCAAGAGAACCTTTGTTAGCAAGAATCGCAATACTGTAATCTGCTTGGAATAAAACTGACCAAAGCATATAACCAACAGTCGTAGTTGTTTTACCAACCTGACGAGGCATCTTTGCAATACAGAATCTATTTTGATGAAATGTTCTGACCATGTCCTCTTGGAATGGCCACATTTCAAATGGGATAAGACCTCTATCCACATTGACAATTTTTACATATTTTTTAATGAAGTAAACCGGGTCTTCGGAACATTTAATTATTTCTTTGACCTGCTCTTCGGTGTAAGATAATTCTACACCTACTCTTTTCAGTCTATCATTACCAAGATATCCGTCAGACATTTTACTTAATGATACTTCTTAACATCCATGCTTTTTTCTGATGTGCAGCTAAAAGGTCTTGTAAAAAATTACCAATAGCGGGTTCAGATGCTTGGTCAGCAGCAACAATACCTGCACGAAGATGAACAATAAAACGGTCGTTATCAGATTTTAAATTTTGCATCATTGAGATTGCAGAAGGAATACTATCAACTGCTTCTTGAATATCTGCCAATTCTAAAAATCTTTCCATAGAACCAGGAACATATGCATCTAGTTGGCGAAGTTTTTCTGCAATATCATCTGTCTGTAACCACACAGCATTATAAAAATCATTTAAGAAATCATGGTATTGTGGGAAATTTGAACCCTCAATGTTCCAATGATAGTTGTGACTCTTTAGGTATAATGCAAAGTTTGTACCTAAAATTACTTTAAGTTGTTGAATTAATGTTTCCATGATATCCTATTTATTTGTTTTTAAAAGTTTGACTAACTCAGCAGTCGAACCCACAAAAACTGCTTTATCGACATTAATGTTTTTAGCACTGGATGTTTCTTGTGGCGATAAATCTCTTTTGCGTTTCTGAATTTCTAGTAGGTCTTTATTTAGGTCTGCCAAATTTTTGATTAGGCCTGCGGCAACTTCATATGCTCTTGGATGTTCGGATGCTTTAGCCACATTCAACAAATCGGACATGGCTTCATTACCTTTTTCAATTAAGTTGCGAATGTTGCCTCTTGCGAATTCAGCATCATCTTCAATTGGAGTTTTTACTTCAACAATTTCAGTTTTATTCTCAGTAAAATCGATAGGTTCTACATCAAGAACTTCCGATAGTTTTTCATTTAAATTTTTCATCATGTTAATGTATTTGGCCAATCAATTTGTGTTTCTGCAAAACCATATGCATCATCTGGATCGGCATTTGCAGGATTTGCTTGTGTAAATATGGAAACTGATTTTACAGGGTTTTTATCTAATGCGGTAATTCTATATTTTGCATTAGTATAATCACCCTTAACAACATCTCCAACTTCTAATAATTTATTTAAGTCACCAACAATAAGAACGCCTGTTGAATTGTTACTAAAATAAATTACACTTCCTGTTTTATTTGAGTCTGTTACACGAACGGATTCTGAAGTGGCAAATACATTACTTCCATTTGCATAATCAACAGTTACTTTTTGAGCAAGTTTATCTTGTGTATCAATATAAAGGTCTGTTAAAACTCTACCATAAGAGATACCGCCTGGTGCGGCCGTATTGGCATATGCAGCACCAATTACACCACCGCCACTTTGAACTGCTGGCCAAATATAACCTTTAACTGTGAATTCTAAATCCCAAATTATTAATCTTGTTGTCCCATCTTGAGCACCACCTTCATAGTCAGTAGTTGTATTTACCGAATTTAATATGATTGGCATATCAAATTTTGGATCCATATCAGGAATAAAATCTACTGTAACTGTAAAATCAGGTGTAAAAAATGGTAAAATTTGTTCTACAATTTGTGTACCATCTTCTGTATTACGAACATAGATAGACAAAGAAAAAGTAAAGTCATAAGGAACAGGGTTAAATTGTGTTTTTAATCCTGTTGTTGATTGAGAGAAATTTCTAATCAATGAATTTTGTTTGCGAGAAGAATCATAACTCAAACCTGTCATCTCAAAAGAAATGCGTGGTAAAACAACGCCAACAGATTTAGTCAATGTTGGGTCTGATGTAATACGAGTTAGATATCTTTCTTTTGAACCATATGATAATGGCACTCTAAGTCTTTCATATGTAGATGTGCCTGCCTTATTATATCTAAAAAGGTAAATGTCATTGAAAAGTGTTCCAAATGCGGTAACAACTTTTCGTATTGTTCTATTATAATAATGTTCTTTACCACGCATTAT